AAGGAAGGGTTTCCAAGAGCAATTATGTTCTTGAAACCATCGGTAGATGATGTCAATAGTATCCGCTACTCATTATCCTTTATAAGGATAATAGAGTCATTTCGGTGCAAACCGGAATACTCAGTGAGTACAATAATCGAAACTTCAACAGCAGACGGGAGTCTGATTGAAGAGATTTCAGATTATATACGGAGTTGGCCTATTCTTAAGAAAATTAAAAGAATAGGATCATCACGGCTTATACTCAGTAACAAAGCGGGGCCTAACGGGCCTGCTTCTGTTACAGCAATGAAAGATTTATCAGCTCTTAGAGCTAGTGAACCTGAGTTGCTTACCAGTATAACGGAGCTACTTTACAAAGTAGTTCCAATATTAAATCTGGATGATTATAAGTCACACGAGGGAAGTTTCCAAGCTTCAAAACTCGTTCTGCTCAGTGATAAAGCGTGTAAAACACGAATTATTGCAATTGCAGATTGGTGGTCAAACACAGCCCTGTCATCTATCCATGATAGATGTATGGAGCTGTTGTCTAAGCTACCAAGTGATGTGACCTACAGACAAAATGAGATACCTAACCTTGTTAAAAGGTTAGGACCTAACTTGTACAGTTCTGATATGACAGCTTTTACAGATCGGTTCCCTCGAAAACTCGAGGTAGCTCTCTTAGAAGCTGCATACGGTGCTGATGTAAGTAGGTTATGGGAACAAATCGTCTCAAACCGTACGTTTCACCATCCTCTTGGTGGTGTGCGTTACGCTTGTGGCAATCCCATGGGCTTGTTAAGCTCATGGCCTGTTTCAACTCTGACACATCATGCTGTGAAGCAATGGTGTGCTTACAAAGTAAGGAAACCAGGGTACTTAAATAAGTACCTGATTCTCGGAGATGATACACTCGATTCCTCAAAAGAGGTTTACGAGAAGTATATTGATACAATCAATAGACTTGGTGTTTCCATATCTCACGCTAAGAGTACTCGAAGTGAACAAGGTAATACCGAGTTCGCTAAAAGGCTCTTCCGTCACTCTGAGGAGGTAACCGGTCTCCCGGTTCACCTCTTAGAGACGGTATGTCAGAATCCAGAACAAGTTCTCGAACTTGTTCGGATCTGTCGTGAGCGTGGGTACGAAGATTCGTTCCTCGGCCCGTCGTTGAGTTTAATACTAACTCGCCTTAACTTAGGCAAGTCAGTAACAGACATGTTGTCTCTTCCGGAGTCAGTTCTCGGTATGCCCCCATTACTGGAGGCTACACCGGGCAGCTGGAGTGAGATATTGA